AGGTGTTTCTACCTCTCACCAGTCCTATCTAAGGTTGGTAATACCAAACTATAGAAAAGACATCCCTCAGTAGGAGAATGATGATGCCCGGTCGTACAAGGTTAGCCACCACTGCTCGTAACCAAGGTTACTGGCAATGGGACTTCATTGGCGACCATTATATGGATAACTCTCCCTATACGTATGAGTCTACATGTGTAGATTCATACAAAGACGGTGGTGACAATATGTCATTTCTCGTCAAAAGGAGATTCTTCTCCGGCATGACAATAGATACTCAAGAGCCTAGAGTCGATAATGACAATAGGTCCTTTCATAACTTTTGTTGTGCAATTAGTGGAGCAGCTCCATTTACAACCATCACATTTCCAGGAGAAGATTCTACTAGTAATTATGCTAGTAGAACTGCTGCTAGAACCAATCCTTCACGTCCTTATGTGGACGTTCCGGTAGAAGTTCTACAGCTCGGGGAACTCACACAGTTAATCCAAAAGCGAGGCAATAGCCTTCTTAAGGAACTTGGCCGTGAGAATCTACGTTATCAATTTGGGATAAAACCCTTAGTTGAAGACGTAGTAAAGTTATTTCATTTTCATGAACAAGTCGCAAGACGTGTCCAAGAACTGAAACGACTAACAGGCCCCCGTGGTCTCCGGAGAACAGTCGATTTGGATACATTGTCGCGGGTTGACACCCCGACTTTAACTTGGTCTAGTGCTGGGTCCGTTGTTTTCAGCGTTCCCACTACTATCACCAGGCGTTGTGTGATCAAAGGTCATACCAGATGGATTACATCCACTGACATGTCCAAGATGCCAACTGCCCAAATCGTCGCGTTAGCTAAGAGAGCAGTTCTCGGCTTCACTATAGATGCCGCTACTGTTTGGGAATTAATTCCCTTCTCTTGGCTAGTAGACTGGGGTTATAACGTATCCGCGTTCTTTTACGCGCATCGTAACATAGTTCCAGCTACCCTTGATGGTCTTTCGATCATCAGGCACGAGACAGCGTCAGCTGTGATACCTCCAATGAAAATAAGAGATCACCAATTAAAAGGTGGTACTTATATCATAGAGACTAAACAGCGAACGCCTGCCACTGCTTTTCCTACTGCTCATTTCCCGTTTCTCAGCGGGAATCAAATGGGCATCCTAGCTTCGTTAGCAGTAACGAGGCTTTGAAGCCTCTTTACAGCCAGCAATGGTGCTGGCGTAGCTAGAATAGGAGTAGTACCATGTTTACAGATCCGTCAGTAGTCACCATCAATGCTGTTGCGAAAAATCTTGTTCGAATTAACCAAGATAAGTATTCTTCTGAATACCTTCTTCGTACTTCGACTGAAGAATTTCGTCTCAACATCCGGAATTCCCGGTATACGGATAAGAAACGCGGAGTGTCGATTGATCGGCACAATGTCGAACTTATCCATACGGTTTTTCCGGTGGCGCCAGCTACACTTTCCATTGTTAGGAAGGTGTACACGGTCATCGAAAATCAACAGGGGGATACCACTGTTGATCCGAGGAACGTGGCGCTTGGTCTATTTGCGTTCTTGACGAGTGCAAAGATCGACCAGCTGATGAACTTTGAGTCTTAAAGATGTTTAAGGAGCTCTTAAAAAGAGCTCTCTTAAAGCTTATCAAGCTTATCTTTAAGAGAGAAACTCAAAGCGACGACTGAGCAGACCTGTGGCTTGGATCTATACTTCCTTCAATAAAGGAACTAAGATGAAAAGCCAAGTTAATGCTCTACTCCATGTCACAGAGGGTATCCTTACGGACATCTCTCTGACGTACCCGGAGCTAAAGGAAGGTCTTTCTAAAGATTTAGATAGGCTCACCCTTTATTGTCGATCTAGAGGTTTAGGAGTTTTCACTCTTGACCTCCCCAGTCTCGAGTCTCTTTTATTAGAGGCTCTTGAATCTGGGCGCCTTAGTCTTAGAGGTCCATTTTCTAAAATGGTCTCATCTAAGACCAGAGTGCCAAAATTATTTTCAGGACTCTGGTTGCGCATTTTCGACAAAAGCTCTTGCTTAAAGCATGAGGTAGATGTTAACGCTCTATTCTTCCTACGACAATTACTTGTTGTGGGCAAAAGAATTGAGTTGGTCTGCTCCGATGATCGCATTCAAGCGAAAGTTGGAGAGTACCATGACATCGAACGCAAGCTTAGGCATCCTACACTTCAGTGGGATACTGACTGCTTGGTCGTCTCTAACAACGGAACGGGTTCTGACCTATCTAGATCAGCACCATATCCCGGAGATTGTCACCATTACGGGGACAATCAGTGTGATGATCGGTATTCTTTTGATTTTGTCACCCAAAGAGGGTGGAAATCTTCTGAACGCCATATCATCTCTGATAGAGTCGATCGCGAAACGTCGACGAAATTAAATGACCTACACCTTGTGCAGGCTGTTAATTTCATATATCGCCGACATGATGATCTGCAAGGTTCTTTGCCTTTTGGCATTGAATCTGCGAATAATCAATCGAAGATTGAAGACATTCGCCTCCTCAATAAGATTCAGCAGGTTGCTGATCTTATCTTCAGTACCTTTGACCAGTTTGACCCTATTGCTTTTTCTGAGCATTTAGAGTCAGCTGGCAAGGGTATTGGCTTTAAGCATGGTCCTGGTGCAGTTGCGGAACGATTAAAGAATCATGAGAAATCATGCTTCCCTAATTGGCCACATAAGCTTCAGAACATCTTTCCATATGAGTCCTGTGGTAGAACCATAGGCTCAGACTTGGAAAGACCTACCTCTCATGAGGTAGCGTCTCGATTGATTTGCGTGCCAAAGACCGCTAAAGGTCCTAGGCTTATTGCAGCAGAGCCAACATCACATCAGTGGTGTCAGCAAATACTGCTCCGATTCCTTTTTGATCAATGTCGTACGCATTTTGGCGTACATTTCATTGATTTTAGGGATCAAAGCAAATCAGGCGATCTTGTCCTGAAAGCATCCCTTGATAGGAAACTAGCCACTGTTGATTTATCAGATGCTAGTGACCGACTTACGTGTTGGACCGTGGAACGGATGTTTAGATCTAATAGATCCATTCTTACCGCTCTGCACGCCGCACGTACGAGGTACATCCGAGATGAAATCTCAGATGTTAAGGGCTTCCTGTCATTACGGAAGTTCGCCTCGCAAGGTACTGCTACTACATTCCCGGTTATGAGCTTAGTGATGTTATGTATTGCTATCGGTTCAACCTTTAGCGACACAGATAACGTCACCTGGTCTCGTATAAGGGACTATAAGTCCAGGATTCGTGTTTTTGGAGATGATATTATTCTCCCTAAACACGGGTATGTGCGACTCGTGAGAGCCATGGAACTTCTAGAGTTGAAAGTGAATATGGCCAAAAGCTATGTTCACGGACACTTTAGAGAGTCCTGTGGCACTGACGGTTATATGGGCTTTAATATTACGCCCAGTAAACCGCGAACACTTGTCGCTGACAGTCCGGCTTCGTGCCAGGCTGTAATGGACACATCCAATAACCTCTTTAATAAAGGATTATGGTATGCATCACAAGCAGCCCTCGGACTCCTTCCTCTTTCGATACGAAAGTATCTTCGGATTGTGGGTCCAAACGAAGCTGGATTTTCAGGCCTCTCGTCCTTTATTGGAAGCGATGAACGCCATCTTATTAAAAGATGGAATTCTAGGCTTCACAGGGACGAAGTCCGAGTTTGGTCAATATCTGACAAAACTCAAAGGTCTGAAAGAAGCGGATTCGACGGGCTCCTGGACTTCTTTGCCAGAAGCTACGATTCTCGCAACCCTAGGGTTGTGTCTGAATCCGTCGACCGCCGGAGGACGATCTCTCGTCTTCTATGGGAGCCCCAGAGTACGGCTTCTCGCGTACGTGATTGATTTGTTCATGAACGGACCGTACGAAGTCCTCGATCAATGGATTGAGGAATACGTAACGGGCAAGAAACCCTTTGTTTTGTCGGAAGACATGCAAAGGATTCTTGGTTTCGTTCATGCACGTTATCACAACGCACATGAGGTAGCCGATGCTTACTCCGACTATGTCTCCTTCATTGACCATTTGGGTCATGTAGAAGACTCGGTAGATGATTATATTCACAGTGACAACGATTCTTGACTTTATGTCAACATCGTTGATCACTTTAATCATCCTCCTAATAGGAGTTAGCGTTTTATACGCTGGGTGGTGGATGATTCCTTATGCTGGTTAATACCAGCCTCTAAGGGCAATCCTTG